TAAAGACATTATTATTAAAGATGTAATTGCAGATGCTTTCTTACAGCAAATTTTGATGCGTCCTGCTGACTACTCTGTGATTGCAACCCTTAATTTAAATGGTGACTATATTTCCGATGCTTTAGCTGCAGAAGTAGGGGGAATTGGTATTGCGCCTGGTGCAAATATTGGCGGTGCAATAGCAGTTTATGAAGCAACGCATGGAACAGCACCTAAATATGCGGGACAAGATAAAGTAAACCCGGGTTCAATTATTCTATCTGCTGAAATGATGCTTCGTGATATGGGATGGACGGAAGCGGCTGACTTAATTATTAAGGGTATTTCAGGAGCGATTGCCGCTAAAACGGTGACTTACGATTTTGAGCGTTTAATGCCGGGCGCAACCTTATTGCGTTGCTCTGAATTTGGTGATGCCATAATTCAACATATGGAAGATTAAACTTAAATAAAAAGACCCTCGAACGAGGGTTTTTTTATGTATATAAGTATTTATACATTTTTATGCTATTAAAAATTAAAGCTAAGAGTGGGCAGTGTATACCCATAATAAACAAGCCAATACTGTAAAACTTAGCAATATTAAACCTTGTCCGTGATGAGTAGCATACAGAGG